TCTCCCATATAATCACCTGGATTTTTCTCCATATATTCTTTTTTTAAATTTTCCCAATGGTTTCCTTCATCTTTTTTATTAAGAACTTCTTCATTAATTGATACTATACCCTTACATCTTAAGGCCAAAGATTTAAAGTTTTCATTATATAGATAGCTAGGATTAGCATTAACTTTATTACAATGTTTTAATAATTCTAATTGTTGTTTTAATATAAGATTTTCTGTTCTAATTCTATTTTGTGTGTCACAATTTTTTTTAGATAGACCTAAATTTTTTCTAAATGATAACCTTAGTTCGTGTCTATCATTATTGTAATCACTGGTACTTGGAATACGATAATCATGTTCAGTTTCAATTTTGTTAATAGATGCTTCCACGCTTCCGTAAACACATTGTCCTCCATCGTTTTGAAGATATTCGTTTTTAGAATTAGCTGGTCCACCAAATAAAGCTAGTAGTGTTAACATAAAAATTAATAGTGCAGTAAACCTGTAATCCATCCTGAGAATCTCCATACATTACCTAATAATCATTTAATAAATCTCTAGCTACATCTTTAATATCATAGCCCTGTTCTCGTACAGTATTGGCAAGTACATTGTATAAGTTCTCTGCCATCTGCCATGTAGCTTCTGCCGATGCAAGTCTAGTTTTTACATCTGCCATTTTTTCTTGTTCGTAAGCTAAATCTCTACGCAAATCTTTTATCTCGACTTCTTGTATTTTTATGATTGTTAATTGATTAGCATTTATAGTATCTGTTAAATTGACAATATACTTAACGCCAGTAAATGTTCCAAATAACACAGATGCTATCACTGGGATTAATACAAAGTTCTTTTTAAATAATTCAGCTATATTCATATTTTCCTTTTTTCAGGGAAACATTATATAACAAAAACTATTATAGTTCTATTTCTTTTCTTCGATTTCGTAGAAAAAATTATCAGTATCTTCTGTTTTCCATTTACCACTATCCTCTACATTCCATTCATTTGTTTGTACTTTCCAATCTGGAATATAATTTTTAACAGTAAATGAAGGTAAATCCCATATACATCTATTATTAGGCTGTGCTGCATAATTGCCATCATCTAAGGCAATAATATGTGCGCATTTATGTTCTTGTGGTATTTCAGAATGATCAGTGTCTAATATATTAGCATCTGGGTGAGCCCAGTCAATAGTAAACATATAACGACCATGATGTTTCTTTTTATCTTTACCAAAGTAATATCCTGAAGCTGAACTTAAAATAGCATAGTGAGTGACAGTAGGATAATAACTAAAACAATTCCAAAGCTCCAATTCATCAAGTCGTCTTGTGGGAACGTCTTTGGGTTCAAATCCCGTTTGAATAAATGCGCTAATAGGTAAGCGATAAAATATTGCACCATTACCCATAAGAGCATGAAATAATATAGCACGGCCGCCCATGCTAGTAATACCAAAGATAATACAGTCTTCAACTTCTCCGTGATGTTTTTTACAATCATATAAATATTCCCTTCTTATTTGTGCATAGGTTGTAGGTATGTTTGCGTTAAGATAAGACAATTAGCACTTCCATCTTCTTCTAGCTTGTCTGATTCTAGAATTAGGATCGTTCCTTGTTTTAGCAGAGCTTCTTTTTAATTGGCCTGCTGATCTTGCGCAATAACTTTTTCTACGTTTAGCTGCTTTACTTCCTTTTTTAACTTTACCAGTAACTGCAGTTTTTAATTTAGAACCTGGGTTAGCTCGTCTATAAGCTTTTACACCTTTAGAAGTCATACCAGCTCCTGACTTAGTTGATCTAAAGTTTCCAGACTTTACTGAAGTCTTTATAGCTCTTTCTTTTCTACCCTTAGGTCTGATTCTAGTTCTAGCCATTAATATCCTTGTCTTCCTGTACCATCTTGTTCAAAACCACCAGCATCAAATCCACCACCAGCAGAAGCAGAACCATAATCGTTATTACCGGAATTTCCTTTATCATATGCATCATTGTGAATATTAAAACCGGGTTGGCCTGCTGTAGGAATACCATAAGTTGCCATATCAATTGTATTATCTGAACCTTGAGTATCTTGCATTGTTATTTTTGTAATTCTTTCATTTTCTTTTTTCTGTTTATTATTAAGAGCACCACCAGCTAAGAATGGAATTGTAAAAGGAAGTGCAGCACCTATTAAACCATAACTTGATACACCCACACCAACACCTACTGCTCTTGCACCATAACTAACACCTTTAGGTATTCCAAAATTTTCTTCTACATAATCATCATAAGCATTTATATTACTTTTTACAGTATCTCCAAAATTTCCTACTTTATTTCCTACTTTATCAAAGTCCCATTCAAAATTAGATTTAACATTTTTAGAATAATCTTTTGTAAAATTATCTTTACCCTCACCATCTCTATTTTGATTATTATTTGTTACAGGTGGTGTAACAATATTTTCAGCTGGTTTTTGATAACCGGGATAACTACTAGCAGGACAAATACCATTAACAGACATTCTTCCATCTAAACATACATATTCGGCCATATTATCTACCTTGTCCTTTATATCTATTTTGAGCTTTTTGTATTTTCTCAGATTTGTTTTGAGATTTTTTGTGAACGCCTGGTCTTTTCTTATGCTGGTCTCTAGGAATGAAGTGTGTGAACTTCTGCTTAGCCATTTACTTTTTCTTAAATGGAACTACGTTTTTTTTACCAAGAAGTATTTCTTTAATCTTAAAAGGTTTTCCTTTTTCTGGTCTAATAAGGCCAGTTGATTTTTTACCACTTCCATCTAGTACTGAACTTAAAGTAGTTTTTTTATCTAGTTCAGCTACTACAGTGTTACCATCATCGTCAAAAGACTTTTCAACTTTAGTTGCAACATAATCATCATCTCTATTTTTTGACATATTTTTTTACCTTTTTCTTTTTCTTTTTTCTTAACAGAGCAAAGTCTACACCTGATATCTTACCATCTTTATTTTTATCTAATTTTTTTCTGTTGCCTTTTAACATTCTTCTTAACCTTTCGTTTTACTTTTTTAGGTGCTGACATTCTAGAGTTTTGTAATCTACCTTCTCCTGAACCTGCGCCAGCAGTCATCTTCATTATTAGCCTCTACCTTTTTCTCTAGTAGATGCTGAACTTTCATCTTTTGCAGCTTTATATCTTTTATATATTTTATTTAAACTATCAATAGATTTTTGATTATTTTTAGCATAAGAATTAGAACCTGATTCAGATGAATCACCTTTAATTACATCTACATCTTTATCGGATGCTGGATATAAATCTTTATCTGCCATAATTAACCTCTTTTAATTTTTTTTATAAAAGCCATGTTGTCACCATGAAAATCAGAATTGCCTTTAGTCTTATCTTGAATAGTATTTGCAGCAGATGGATCTTGATGAGGTGGATGAGCTTGTGGCCCAAAACCTGCAGCAGCTCCACTTGAATTATATTGAACAGCTGTCTTAGTTGTCATTTGTGTTTTAGTCATTAATATATTCCTCCAGTTATTTTTATACTTCCAACAAAATTTTCCATTTCGTTTTCTCGTCTTGTTTGTTCTTTTACTACTTCGTCACCTGGATCTTGCATAGCTTTTTTAATCATAGCAGCTGGCTCGATAGCAGATGGAAACTTTTCGTAAAATCTTGCATTAGATTTTTTAACATCTTCAACTGAATAGTTTTTAGTGTTATGATTACTAATCGCTTGTTTTGTAAATGGGTTACTCATTTAAGTCCTCCGTTGTACTTAATTTTCTATTTAGTATACCTTGAAAACACGACTGTGTAAAGGTCGGAAGTAACATTTCGCTAATAGGCGATTTACTATGGCCAGTAGACCACGAAAGACAAGGTACTCCCTTCTCGTCCCATGCAACTAGAGCATATCCTTTTATATCTACTTTTTCACTTATCTTGATACATGCATCATGAAAAGCTGTTATTACTTCTTGATCTTGTATTTCCTCTACTTCTTTAGTAGTAGGTGGCTTCTCTTTAATAGGTCTATACCTATCAAGAGTAATAATGTTTGTCTTTTTTAATGTATCTTTCTTGTTCATAATCTTCATCATCCGGGTCATCAGGGTGTGTTACTAAAAAGCCATCACGAATACGCAATAAAGCTTGAACACAAGTATCATGTATATCGTCATGTTTTCCATAAGGAAAAGCACCTGATTCATCTAATACACTTTTAGTCCAATCCTCATCCATTGTAAAGACTAACCCGCCTTCAAACATTGGAGCTACAGAATGAGTTCTAGAAACTTTATCTCTTTCTGGATTATAAGTAACTACAGGCACTCCTGATCTACGCATATCTTGTATTAAACTTTGACCTGAAGCTCGTTGTTCTATAAGTACTTGATCGGGTTTCCATTCTTCATAACTATCTTGTGCACGTTTTCTTAAATCTGGATACTCTAATCTTTCTTTCCATGCGTCTAATAATATCGCTGCAGCGTAAGGTCGATTACTTTCGTCACGAGCATTAAATACTCCCCA